TGACGAATTCCAAGCCAAGATCGCCCGGGTGCAAGTTGGTCTGTTCCTCGTGGGTGTAGCGCACTTCACGCGGCCGGCGAAAGTCCACGAGCCGATTTTCCGCGCTCATAATGATCGTCGCGTTTTGCCCGTCATCATTGATCGACATCACGTCCATGCGGCCGGCAAAGATCGTCACCGGCGACGCGACAATCGCGCCAGTAGCGTCGAGTGCGCCAAATAGCACGGAGCACGCTTTGCCTTGGTAGTTCTCGGTGAGCGCAAGCGATACGTAAGCGCTCGGGATTCCCGAGAGCTGAAAGTTGATTCCACGCGCCGAAAGGTCGGTGGTCTCTTCGACCGGCGAAATCGTCCCGAGCGTGCCGATGCCTTGGTAGGTCACGGCGCCGACGGTGATCGTGCCGTAACCGCTCCAAAGCCGAACCGGAGTCGAGAACGAGAACGACGCGAGCAAGATCGGCGAGAGCTGCGACGCGCTGACCTCGGTGACCATGTTGGCCGAGAGCGAGCGGCCTGCGGTGGTAATGCTCACGACTCAACGTCCTCCACGATGGCAAAGCCGACGCCGTAAATGCTCGCCTCGCCGATGGCCCACTCGGTGCTTGGTGAAGCTAGGCGGAACACGCCCTTGGCGTTGGCGTAGGTGATCGATGTGCCGCCGGCGTAGCTTTTGCGTAGAGCCGGAAAAAGATCGACGCTCGTTGACGAGTTGGATTGCACGACCTTGTAAAGCGAGGTCGAGATTTGCAGCCAGTCGCCGACTGCAAATGATCCAGAGCCGCCCGTGTTTGTGTAGGTCAACGTCGTGCCGTTCGCAGTCGCCGTTGCTACGTTGAGCGTGCCGGTGACGCCGCCTCGGTTTGTCGGGTTGGCGTAGTCTTGAAAATAGAACGTGCCGCGCTGCGCTTTGAGCAAGAAGGCGACGATCTCCTCAGCGTCGGCTCGCTTCATGGGCGGACAATCGACCGAGCCGAGCCACGCTTGGCCCGGCCAGTTGTATTGCTGGGTCTGGAGCGTGAACGGCGACGTGTTGCGCGAGGTCGCAGAAACGCCCGTAAACGACAAGCGCGAGAGGTTGAACGGGCTCGGCGGCGTGAGTGGATAGGAGATGGCCATAACGATTAGGCGAAGGCTGCACGGTATCCGCCGCCGCGTCGAACCATGTCTGGGATCTCGGCCTTTAGCCGGCGCCGCTCTTGGTCGAGGATCGGCACGAGTTCGGCGCGCGAGACGCCCGCCGCGATGTTGTAATTGACCGTCACGCCGCCGCTGCCCGATCCGCTGCCGCCGCCCATCTTGTTATTCGGCACGATGGTGCCGCTGGCGTGCGGAACGAACAGCTCCGGTCCCTTTTCGCCGACGACGTAGGGCGAGCCGCCGCTGACGGGTCCGCCCATTGCCTTAAACGGAATCCTCAATGCGGTAGAAATTCCTTCCGCAAGCGGGTTAGTAATTGTTTTCTGAAACACCAGCCGGAGCAAATCGCGGCCAAGCGAGCGCACGACTTCGCCGAGCTTCTCGCCGCTCAAGATCGCGTCCTCGAAGCCTTGAGCGATCATGCTGCCGGCGCTTAAAAAGATCGCGTCGTTTTCCTCAAGAATCTTGTTCAGCCTCAGGTTTACGTCCGTCTGCTCTCGCATGAGCTTCAGTTTTCTTTCTTCGATCACTCCGACCGCTTTGCCGTTCGCAATCGCTGTGATCATCTCGTTGTTAATCTTTATCATCTGCTGATTTTGAATTCCGCGCAGCTCATTAAGTGCCCTCAGGTTATCCGGCTTTGAGATTTCAGCGATTTCTCCCTTGGGCTTGCTCTTATTCAGCTCCGCTTCCGCGTCCGCAAGTTGCTTCGATAAATCCAGCCCCACCTGCCGTTCGACGTTGTAGGCTCTTGCCAGCTCCACTTCCAGCTTTGCTCGGTCAAGCGGTTTGCTTTCGTCGACTGCCGCCATCGCGTTTTCTAATCTTTGAACATCTGCGGTGACTTCATCGAAAGCAGCGCCCGCAGATTGTCCAATTTTGTCGAAATCTTTGCCGAGAGACTGAACCGTTTCACCGAGCGATTTGATTTCTTTCGCCGACTGTTCTTTTCTAAATTCTCCCAGTTTCTTTTTCAAATCCGTCTCGTCTAAAATTCCCACCATTTCACCCAAAGCAAAGCCGGCACGGGTAAGTGCGGCAGGAATTTGCACAATAAAGTTGAGCAGCCCCTCGATTGCATTTTGGAAGCGCATTGCTCCAAGAATTTGCTCGTCGCTCATTCCCATCTCATCGCTCGCTGTTACGACCTGATCGATTTTGCCTTTCAGCATCGTCATCGTCGCCACAACTGCACTCCCACCCAAAAGGTTTTTGCCGAGTTTTGCGATGGTTGCGGTGCTTTTTTCCAGCCGCGAAAGACTGTTCTGGACGCTAGCAAACGCCGCCTTCGTCGCATCGACCGCCCGAAGTGTGAATGTTGCCTCAGCCATGGTTTTTAAGTTTTCGGTTTTGGTGTTCGATGTAAGCCAGCCAGCCGTTCAGTTCCTGCGCTGGCATCGCGAGCACCTCGTGGGCAAATTTGTGCAGACGATCCGCGAGCGCGTAAACGGCGAGGAGGTCTGCCGCCTCCCCACCGTAAATCAGTTTTTTAGGTCGTCCACCTTCGGCGCGTCGTCCGCGAGAATGGCGTTTGCGACGCGGCCGACCACATTGCTGTCGGCCTTGTTCAGCAGCGTCGGCTTGTGCTCAATCGTGAACAGCTTCACGCCGTGCTCGTCGGTCGCTTTCATGATCAAAATATCGACGAGAAGCTCCATGTCGTTCTCTTTGCTGCGACGATAAAGCCGGTTCTTTTCCGAGAGCGTTACCGGCGTTGCGTGCACGACTAGCTTCCACTCCGGCACGTCGATTTTGCGCGTGCCGAGTGATGCGAAATGTTCTCTGACGAGGTCGATTGCGTCCATGTGTGTGTTGTGTGTTTTGCCTGCGAAATTAAGCCGTCAGAGTGCTGAGCGGACCGTTGCCCTCGAAGGCGATCGAGCCCTCGATAATGCCATCGAATGACGCGGAGACGTTAAACTGGGTGACGATGGCCGCGCCGGAATAGTAAACGTCGCCGGTGCTGCCGCCCTCTGGATAAAGGTTGAGCGTGACCTGCGAGCCGATGGTGATGAGGAGCTGGCCGGCGTCGCCTTCGTCCCAGTAAAGGTCACCAGAAACCGAGAACGATTTCATGGATGCGAGCCGGGTGCGGTAGGTGTCGCCGATGACCGAATCTTCCACGGTGTCGGAGGTGTGGGTCAGAGCGTAGTTGCGCAGCTCGCCAATCGTCGTGCTGGATAATTTGATTAGGCCTTCGCGGCCGAGTTTGGTTGCCATAAAATGAGGTTAGTCGGTTGAAAAATAAATGCAGTTGAAAGTGTGCCGAGCCGAGCCGAAGCGCCGGTCCTCGTCTGGCTCAATCGTATATTCGACGCTCGTCAAATGCAGGTCTTGACACTGCCCGCCCAGCGTCACGTCCGCGAGAACCGCCGCCTCAACCGCTGCGCTGCCGGTGTCGAAAAGGTCGTCAATCAGATAGGTTCCGCTCTCGGCGGTAAAGTAGTCCACCACGAGCTGAAGCTGCCGGTATTGCGTGCGGTTGCTCGGCCCGAGCGTGCGCACCTCGATCTGCTCGCTGACCGCGTAAACGGCAGCGGCCGGGAAGCTGATGCTCGCAATCGTGTTGTTCCTGCCTCTGAGGATGTTCGCCGTCGGAACTACGAGAGCGCCGGTCAATGCGTTGGCGGTGGCGTTGCGGATGTTTGTTCGGGTGCTCATGCTTCTTTGGGTATGACCATGCCGCCCTTCACTTTTGCGAATCCAAGATTCACGGCGCGGTTGGCGTTGAGTGCTCGGATCTTCGAGAGCGTGACCTTGTAGCGAATTTTCAAAGCCGAATCGACCACGCGTTGCAGGTCTGGAATCTTGTTGCCGGTGGTCCGTGCGCTCACGAAAGGATTCTGCCCGAACTGCACTTGCGCGGTTCCGGCCTTTGCCATGTGCCGACGAATCCAAGCTGGCACGCGAAC